CGCCCATGGTGACGGGCTTGTTGAGTCCTACCCATCGGACATTCTTCTCGTTGTCCGTGACGCGAATCCACGTCTCCGCCGTCCAATACTGGCGGATGCGATACCAGACCTGCCGATAGACCTGCCACGCGAACAGGCGCAGCGATTCGAACGTCTTTGCCATCTCGTTAGTGCCGTTGGAGAGTTGAATCTCCTGCGCACGCCCGGATGGAGCCTGCTGATCGCCTGAGATGGCCGGATTGACGCCCGACACGTCGATTTCGTTCTTTGCCTCCTGAAGCAGCGCCATCTGGCCCTGCGCAAGAGGCTGGCCATCGACAATTTCGAACTGCTTGTTCGGGTTCTTCTCGATAAAGCCATCGGGACGGGCAATCTCTCGCCGCGCCTGCTCAATGTTATCGACCGCGCCCTTGTCGGCAATCGCCTGCTTGGAGTTGAGCAGGTGAAGGGCCTTGGAGCGGCGCTTGTTGATCTCGTCCTGCGGGCTGATATGGCGCTTGGTGATGCCGTAACGCCGGTTGTCGCGGTCACAGTAGGCCGAACAGGCGATCATGTCGTTCTGCGGCACGCCGTCCTCATCCACGTACGGCGACGGCTGCGGGTCGCGCAGATAGCCGCCACGGCAAAGGGTCGCCATGTACCACACGCCGTCCTTGATAAAGCGGTGTTGCAGCACACGGATGCGTTTACGTCGACGGTCGCCCCACTGGAACTTCGGACGGTCATCGTAGGTGTCACCCAGCGAAATGCCTTGGGAATAGCTCGACTCAATCTTGTCCTCACGGCCAGGATATAGGCGCTCGGCCTGATCCTCGTCCATCCACAGGACAGCGCCCATGTATGTCGCGTCAGAGAAGTCGCGCATACGGCTGTGGGCGTCACGGTAGAACCGATCCCATGGCACCTGCACAATCTTCACGTCGTACTCGGTCTTGTCCTTGCCGTCCTTAGGCTTGACGATGACCGTTACTGCGCCACAGCCCTCAATAAAGAGGTTCTCAGCCACGGCAGAGCGGATATCGTCCCAGCAGTTCTCGTCGCAGACGAACCGAATGGCGTCCGTCACGGAATTAGCGTCGTCATCCTCGCGAGGCGTGCGCGGGTACGCCTTGGGCTCCGTGCGCATCTTCTTCTCAAGGCCGATCAGAGCATCGATCTTGGGCGCGATTCGGTTAGAGACCACCATGGGCTGTCCACGGCGCTCCAAGGCCCTGACTTCGGCGTCCGATAGCTGAAAGCCGTCGTAGTAGTCACGGCACTTGGTAGCGTCATCGCGCTCCTGCTGAGAGTCGGTGAACGCGTCTTCGAACTGATCGATGAGCTTAGACGAAGGATAGATGTCCTCACCGTCCGCATCCTGGTCCACGTTGGCGGTCGTAGCCGATCCTTTGCCATCCAGACCGGGAGCTGCGCGATTGAGCTTCGTCGTGGGATTGCGAGGGTCATCGACGGTCCCATTGGACGCCTTCTGAACGCCGAAAATAGGCTGCTTCGGGATGCCGTTCATACCGTTTTCCACGATGGGCCGTCCTCGTCTTCATCGTCAACTAGCGCGTAGTCTAATGGTTTTCTTGGCTTTTTGTGGACAGGCAGCACGGCGTTGTCCATCGACTCGAGGCCGCGACCTATCAAGCTGCACACGTCTACCGCATCGTCTGGTCGACCGTCTTCACCCGTGAAGCTACACAACTGGTTGAGCAGGCGGATACCCCATGGCTTGTTACGCGGCAGGTAGACCGTTCCAGCTGAGGCGCGGGCAGCGAAACCCAGTGCTCGCTCGGCCTTATTGCCCGCTGACGCAAGATCGACGCGGTTCACCCACGTATTCGTCTCGGCCATCCGGCGCTTGATCGACCCATCTACCGCACGAAGGATGACGCCCTTTTCCTCAAACGCAGCCCACGGCTTGTATTCCTGGCAGAGCTCGATCCATTTATCGATCCACTCCGCCGGAGGGACTTGACCATACCACCAGTCGATAACGTAGATGTCGCCCGTGGCCGAAAGCCCGAAGACGCCATGTTCCGTATGGTCCCCACCGTCTTCCGTGACCGCATAGTCAGAGGCGATGTAGAAGTTAAGCTGGCTGGGCTGGACATCGTAGAATTGGAACCAGTCGCGCTTGAACAGCAAGCCACCCAGCGAACGGCATTCCCCCTCCCAAACATGGCGGTAGAGGTCTTCGTTGATCGACTTGAGCCTGACGCGCTCTAGCTCTAACTCTTCCGGGAACCACGGGTTGTCGTGGTAGTTGATATCCACCACCAGCACGTTCGGGTCGCCCGAGTTCGCCATCTCGTGGACGAAGTCATCGTCGTGCTCGGGGTTATACGTCCACCAGAGTTCAGACCCCGGCTTACGGATGGTCGGGATAAGGACGTTTGCAGACCTCTCAGAGACCGTATGGGCCTCTTCGATCCATGCGCCATCAAACCCTTCGTACGACTTGATTGAGTCAGCGGTATGGTCCTGCAAGCCAGCGAACGCGAACTCCGATCCATTGCGGCCACGGATCACATCACGCTGTATCTCGTAGAAGCTCGACAACCCAAGACTTTGAATCGTGTCTGCCAGAAGCCGATGACTGGATTCCTTGATGGACTTCTGAACCTCGCGACAGCATAGCCACCGGATCGGATCGGCCATGCCACGGACAACCAGCAATCGTGCGGCGCTCCATGACTTACCAGACCCACGGCCACCCCTTGCGATCTTGTGACGACGGCGCTCCGTGTGGAAGCGCATCATCTTACCGGGTATCTCTAGGCGTAGCGTCTTCATGTGCCATCAGGCACAACCGCGACGATCTCCACGCGAGCCGGGATAAGGTCTTTACCGTCCTTCCCCGTGATCTCGCTCTTGGATCGCTCTGTGTAGTCGTCAGGGAATCGGGCAGCCATCGACCTTGACCAAAGACTGGCTTGGAATCCTGGCGTGACCAGTGAGTCCTGAGCCTTGGTCTCCCACCAGTCCTGAGACAATTGCTTCGCTCGCATAAAGGCATCCAGAAAAGCGGGATGCGCATCGGCCCAATTGAACAGAGTCTGCTTGACCACATCGAAATGACAGGCCATTTGGACCACGCTCTTACCGGCACGTCCAAGCTCTACGATCTGGTCGCAGTACTCCTCACGGTATACGGTGGGTCGTCCGATATCTGCCATGGTGTTCCACGTGAAACATTATGTCCGGGTAGAATTATACCAGTTCAAGGAGCGCCGAGTAGATCAGTTCCCCATCGGCGTCTACGTCGAACTGGAACAAGGTATTGCGTGAGTAACCGCCCGATAGCCCAAACTGCCCGTTACCGTCCGGCCATGCGCCCATATAGGCCATCTGCTCGGAGGTGATCGGGAAGACGACCTCACCTGGCGCGATCTGGACGGCGGTCGAGGTAGCCAGCGGTTTCCATCGCGGCGTTTGGTACGGCCTTACGGTTGCTGTCAGAGCCGTTGCACTCGACACGTCCATCGGACCTTCCGCATCACGCACGAAGCACGTCACATTGGCGTTGTAGTACCGCTGGAGACGATGCGTGCGTTGCTGGCGGATGGGATCGAAGGTCATTGCACGATCTCAAGGAGGGCCTGATAGACAATCATCCCATCAGCGTCAATCGTGAAGTAAAACAACGTGCCGTGGGCTCCGTCTTCATCATAGCCTAACTGGTAGTCCATACCCGGGAATGCTTGCAGGAAGCGCATTTGCTGCTTCGTGAGCTCCCAGACGATTTCACCCACTTGGGTTTGCGTGGCCGGTGATGTCGCCAGCGGGCTAGGTCGTCCGACCTGATACGGACGAACTGTGGCCGTCAGGGTGAATCCTGAGACATCCATCGGGCCATCTTCATTCCTAGCGTAGCAAATGAATGTCTTGTTATACAATCGCTTAGCGCGAAACGTCCGCATGGCGCGGATGGGTACGACGGCTTTCCCTACTGTGACGCTGACCGATGCAGGAGCACTCGTCTGACCATCATACGTACCCGTGTAGGTGAAACTGTCCGATCCGGTGAACGATGGAAGGGGCGAGTAGTAGATTAGGTTATTGGCGATAGCCACCGATCCATTCGTAGGCTGAGCGACGACGGCGACATCCGTGGGATTGACCGGAACACCATTCTCCCGAACGACCAAAGGCACGCCGTTGTTAACCGACGCGCCTGGGACTGTGATCGATACAGGGTCAGCGGTGACCGTCACGGACCGTTACCACCTTTCCAAATGAGGTACTCGCGCCATAGACAGTAGACGCCTAGGGCTGCAATGGCGAGGCTGTAGCCAATCACCGCTTGGGCTTCATGACCTTGATGGGGGCTTTCGAAGGCTTCGTGGTCTTCACTTCCTTCTTGGCGAACTTCTCGACCTGGGGCGTTTCGCCCTTAGCGATCTGTTGCACCTGGGAGCGCACGACCATCTGTGAGACATGCTTAGGCTTAGCCACGTTTGCTACCCCTATGGAGAATCTTGTTGGCCTTGGCGTCGATCTTAGCCTTGGCGGAGGATGAGAGGTTGCCTTTGGCGACTTGCTGCGTAGCACGGGCCTTGGCATTGGCGGCGTGAGCCTTATCGGGCATCGGGTAGGCTTTCTTACCCGGGATGCCGAAGGAAGCCTTAGGAAGCGCCTTGCGGGCCTTGGTCGTGAGCTTTGCCATGACTTACCCCTTGAACTTCACGCCAAACTTCTTGGCGATCTTCTTATCGGACTTGTCGTCGAACTTCTGGGCTCGGGCAGCAGCACCGGGCTTTGAGCCCCGCTTCGCTGCAAACTCCATGTCCTTCGATTTGGTTGGCGTACGCTTGGCGACCATCGCGGAACCTTCGATAAGGGTTTGACGGTGCAAGGATAAATGCGCGGTATCGCAGTTACAAGTGTGGCTTGAAGGTTCCGATATCACCCATCGTCACCTACAACCGTTGGGGCTAAGTGTTACCTAAGCCCGTTTGCTCGTAATGGCATGGCCGGTGCTGATCTACGGCTTTCAATCTGTTGCGTGACGCCATAAGCGTAGAGTGACCTGATTGCTTCCCGCCTTCACGATGGTCGTCATCCCGACCATTCATGCCATTCGGGATTCGGCTGTCAACCCAGTTTCACACCGGGAATCTCTCGATTTGTCACAACCGAATCTCTAATAGCCAGAAAATGGCCTTGCAACGTCTCACGACAGGCAAGGCTAGTGGTCACCGGGGGATTGGAACTTAGGGCGAAGGGGTGACCATCGCTACGAACAAGTTTACTGGCTTACCGGCTGCTGCGGAATGGTCGCATTCAGCGCGTCGAGGTTGCTCTGCACGGTCTTCAGCTGGTCCACGGCGGCGGAGATAGCCGCGTCATTGCCAGTGCCAGCGGACGCCACGAGAGCGTTTACAGAGGTCGTAAGGGTCGAAACCGAAGTCGTCAGCGCCTGGATTTCGGCGTTCAGGTCGTCAATCGCTGCCATGAGGTGTCTCCGTCGAATGAGAAAGAAGAATTTCACGAGTGGTTCCTCGGCTTGGGAGCCTTGGGCATTCTAACGGTTTGCCGTGACAACGGAGTCAATCGTGGAAACTTTCGCCAAGCAACATTCCAAGCCCTAGGCCGCTCATACCAAAGATGGCGCTTGAACTTGATCGGTTGCCAGACTCCCTAATCGCCTTGCACAACTCATGGTGCTTACGATCTTCCCGGGCCTCAAGCCGTTGCTTCTCTCGAAACGCCCTATGTTCGGCGATAACCTGAGCCTGGTATTCAACAGGAAGAGTTTTTACCGTTTCGTAAAAGTGGCACTCAAGCTTTGCATCATAAATGGCCGTAGCGGCATTGATAGCGGCTTCAAATTCAAACATCATCGAATCCTCTTGAAGTATGGCGACGCACCTAGCGGCCAAGTCCGGTACTTCGGCATGATGGCCCACGTGGAATAGCCGTTGAAAAACCTGACTCGGCAGGCATACATGCGATTCTCCTTCACCAGAATTTCCACCATGGTTTCGGGTTAGCTATAGTTTCCCACTTACGTTCATATTCTATGATAAATGGAGGATCAGGCTCCCTTGGCTTTGGCGCAAACTCCTCGGCATTACGCACATACTGCTGAAAAGCGTGGCGCGGATTGAATCCAATGGCACAAAGAAACGCGTTCTTTTCGGACTGGCAAATCCATTCATAATCACCAACTTTTCGGATATGCGGCTTCGCTCGATAGTCCATATCAGCCTCCGTGATGGATCGCGTACCAGTTGACGACAATGTAAGCCGCCATGGTCATCGCAGCAAGGAGGATGAAGATCACGTCGCCGTGTTTCTCGACTACCTTGTCGAGCCAATTCATAGGCAGCACTCCATGGACGCCCAATGAGTGGGGTTATCGTAGTACACGGGATAGCAGCCGCCTTCAGACCATCCGATAACCCATTGCTGCCAAGCCGAACCGTATTGCTCAATCCACTGGCCAGAAACTATGGGCGAAGCGTCGCTCCCCCACGCAGCTTCTCCACCCCGGAGAAATACATAGCTTCCGTCCTTGGGAGCCGTGTCTATCGTTTCCCACTTCACGACACATCGTCCAGCTTGATCCTCGCCAAATCGATGTGCTCCGCCGTAGGCATACCTTCTTTGGTCAGCGTCCAGCGAACCCATGCTTGGCCGTAGGCTTTGAGGTCATTCTCCACCTTGCGGCGCTGAAGTTCGTCGTAGGTCTTCTCTTTCATTTTTCGCTCCATTTTTCACGTATCGCTATAGACCAGATAGATTCCCACGGCGTGGGGTCTGGCGCAGGTTCATCTATGTCCTGCCACATAAGACGACCATCATTGTCGAACGCAAGAATTTGTCCGTCTTTTCCCACCGGCAATCGTAGTGGATCAATAGTTTTCATCGATCTTCCCTCTTAGCCAGCCAAAGACCGAACAACGAACCTTCCAAGACACAGGCTAAGGCGATGATTGACGCGATCATAGTTTCGTCTCCCTTACCGTAATCCCTAGCGCCAGTGCGGCCCATGCGTGCGACTTGACCGCGTACAGGGGGCCCGGGTTGGCCTTCTTGCCTATAGCCATATCCTTGCCGCCGTACATGTCGATCAGCGCCTGCCGTATGTGCATGTCCTTGGCCTGCGATACCTTGCAGAGATGCAGCTTTACGTCGAGGCGCGGAACGCGGATAACCTTGTCTGGCGAGTGGAACGCCTGAGCGAATCGTCCGGACCAGTAGACCGTTTCGAAGACCTCAGCGCCCACCGACATGCCGTAGCTGACGACTTTCTCAATGGCTAGATAGGCGTCCTGTTCTCGTACCGCCCCAAGCAGGTCTTCATTCTTGGCTACGCCAGCACCAAGAATCTTCATTAGATCGGCGTCATATGACCAACCCAGATGCACCCAGCCGGATTCAATGGGGCCGGGATCAATGGCTAGGAGCACGATGGGCCTCCAATCATCTCACGCGCCCACGTAAGTCCCGACTCGGTCAACCCATGGCGCAGGGCAGGCCATCGCTTGCGATGCGTTCCTGTGACCTCGCATAGCTTGTTGAAGCCAAGCTCGCGGAGGATGTGGTGGACGGTAAAAATGTCAGCCGACAACGCTAAGGCAAGTTCCGTGGCCGTGTAGTCACCAATCATCATGGCCTTGACGATGCGGTACTCAAGGGATATCGGGTTCATACAAGTCTCGTTGCAGTGATGCCCTATCAAACCTCACGCCGCAGTCTTAGGCAATCGGCCAGAGGATATAGGCCGTTAGGCATGTCGTGCGTTCCATGCTTCTAGCGCCTTTTCTTTGGTTCGCTTGGTTGCGCCTTTAGCCCCGCATCCGGTAGTGCATGTGCATCCATCACTTCCAAGGTGTCGTCACTTGTATTGCTTGCACTTAACCCACCAGTTGTAGCCGTCGGCATGGCCGAAAATGACCGTCTTCTCATTCCCGCAAAACGGGCACGGTTTAAGTTCCATACCTAATCCCTCTCGTAGAGCTTATTGGCGATGCGCTCGGCAAGCTTGGCGATGGACTCCAAGGCTTCGACCTTGCGTTGTTCAAGGGACTTCACGGGTTCGATATGACGGCTTGACTGATACTGGGTCTGTTGCAAACCCCCTCCGTAATATGGATCTCCGTTGATGGTCGGTCCCGAAAACCTTTCATTCAGACAGGACTGACACTGACACGATTCGTTGTAGCTCATACCTAATCCTTCACGATAGTGCGGCTGTCGTCGCGGGTTTTCTTGCGCTCGTTTTCTTCTTTGATCGCTTGCTGTGCTTCGGCGACTTGAATCTGCGTCAGTCCACGTCGCTCTAGGTGATCGAAGTAGCCGCGCTGGCAGGCGAAGCCATGAACCGTACCGTCTGATGTGCGTATCACGATATCCGGCTTTCCTTTCCCACCACACCGGCACATGGACAGTTCGCAGTGATCGGGTACGCGGATCGGCTCGACCTCTTCCGCCTGTTTCCTGCGCGGCTTGGGGTTGAGATAGTCCCTAAGATTCTCACGCATCTTCGTGTTTCCTCTTCCAGCCAAGCGCTTCCCACTGCGCCGCAACAATCCGTTCCCGTCGCTCGCGTTCGGCCCTTTCCTGCTCTGGTGTAAGTTCCTGTTTGGGCAGCGCCTTGAAGTACTCACGCTTCACGGGTAGCTCAGGAATCAGGCTAAGGAACAGCGCAGGCGAAGGCCATTCCATGCTGTGCTCGGTGACGCGGTTGAAGGCTTCCACCACGCGAGGACGGTCCCGTACCTCGTCCCATTCTTGCTGATGACGTGCCACGGCCTTTCGCCATAGCGCCACCGTGCCGTGAAAAACGTCAGTAGCGGGTGACCGTGGCAATGACAGTGCCATCAGGGTTGTCATCCCACGGGTCAGCAGCTGGTCCAGCCAAGGCGGTAAGGTTTCGGTCGTAGCCATGGGAGTTATCCATCAGGTCATCGATCAGTTGGCGGGTCTTGCTCGGTGCAGCGCGGTCAGCATCCAAGGGCGGTGGCGGGTCTTCCCATCGTCGCTTGTTCAGCCACGTCGCCCCGTGCGGGATGAACTGCGGCTCGTGAATCCATTTCCACGACCGAACCCAGCGCGGCAGGATCGACGCCACAGCCATCCGGTCAATCTCGCTGATCTTCCACCAGGCCTTGATCGCGTCCTGCTTGGAATCCTTACGGGGGTAGGTTTTCCAGAATTGGTCAAATCCCTCCGGGATGACCTTCTCGCGCACCCGCGTTTGATGGTTGCTCTTAGTGATGGTTGCTCTTAATGATGGTTCTATGATGGATAGGGTGTCATGGGTGTCACCCGTCTTTGTCGCAGATGTCACCCGTACCATGTCGCAGATGTCACCCGTCTTAGCGCCATTTGTCACCCGTGTCTTTTTGACACCCGTGACACCGGCGTCACCCGTCAAAACCGCATTAACGTTAATCCGATACTGACGAGTCTCACCAGGCTTGCCGCCAAAGAAGTTACCTACGACGGTTATCCAGCCACCTTCAACCAACGCATGCATGATGCGTTGGGACTGGCGTTCGCTAAGGCATGACCGTACAGAAACGGCCTTGATCGACGGGTGACAACTTCCGCCATCATCATTGGCCCAATCGCAAAGCGCGATTAGGACGATCTTTTCAGAGGGTGGCAGCTTAAGCTTCCAAGCTGCGGTCAGGAGGACATTGCTCATAAATCCCTTGTGCGGTTGACTGCTGCGGTAGCAGCCCCGGGCAAGGTAGGGTCATTGCGACCTCTGTTTAAGGGATCGCAACAGCCAACCGCACAAGAGACTTCCACCTTGCCATACTTTCATGGCTGCTACACCACGACACCCTACAAAGCCGGGTGCATGGCTATTCCACCATTACGTCACGCCAGTTTCAAGTGCTGGTGACGAGGTTTTTACGTCACGTAGTCCGGGTCAAGCTCATGCCAGTGATCCCTTGGAAGGTTCATCAGGCAATCACGCTTAGCGGTCTTCAGCATCAACTCCAGGTTCAACAGGTCGGTGTGACGCATCCTGACCGAACCGCTACCCGGTAACCCGGGCTCTCCAAACTCGATCTCAATCCACACCGGGTAACCTTCCGATACGGTAACTTTCATCACTCCTCCTTACGCCTTCGTCTTGTCGTGGGTGGGCGACTCTGGAAGTGGCATCCAGTGGGTTAGATGCTCGCATTTAGCGCCCGTGTGGTCGCGAAACGCCTCTTTTCCCTTTGCATTGGGATGGT